AAACACTAGCACTTGGAATTTCACCAACAGAGGCGCTGAATCCATAACTGGTAACAAATCCGTTACCTACGCCAATAACACCGAAGGTCGCGAATTGAGGGGCCGTATAAGCACTCTCTCTTGTTGCATCCGATCCTTCGGGAGTGGTCAAAATGTAATAATTCTTTTCTGCAACTTCGGAGTCTTCCGCCATGATTCCGGAAAGACAATTGGTGGATACTGATGCATTATGTCCGTCAAGGGTCAATCCAAGCCCGGAAGCTTCGTTCTGCCCGTCAATGACATAATAACTAAAGTCACAACTAACAGTTGGAACTTCGATAACTTCTCGACTAAGAGCGGCGAGCTTACCGAATTCATTAACATCGGTTCGCGCGACTTCAACGGAATGAGAAATATCCTGAACCCTGTGGATTTGTTGGATATCTGCTGGTCCGCTTGCTCCAGTCTTCGCGCTGTAGAGCGCTTCGCTTTGGTATATAACACGTTTTCTAGCCATAATAAATATAAATGATTACAACAATATACAGTAAAACTTATAAAAAGAGAACATTTTTATTAAAAATATTGTAAAGTAAAAGTTATGGTCATTGTCGAGTCCAAACTGTATAGTCCGAAATTGTATTCCATTTCCACAAATAGCCTATTTGTTTCATACATTTTAAATGTTGCAAGTTTCATACCTGCGGTACTCGTTATGCTATCTGGCTTGGTACTTATTTCATCAGTAAAGAAGTAAGAAAGATAGGTACTTGGGAGGGATTCATTCTCCTTAATGGAGTAACTCGTGAACCCTCGATTTTCAGGCCATAGCCCGGGGTCAAGATAAAAAGATCTTAATTCAGGCCCGGTAATGGTAACTGAAACTTCATCCAATGGAGGAATAGGTTCGGGTGGTACAAGGGTAGGTGTACCAAGTTCAATCTTTGGCATTCTAGGAGTACTCAATAGAAAATCAATAAATCCAATTCTCATCCCCCTTGGTAAATTAAGTGCAGAACTGGAAGTGTCATAAAGTTTACTTGAGCTTATCTTTTCTATAAATGCATATTGAGCATTTGCTTGCATCTTTTGTTCATAAAGTATTTCATAATTAAATGGCGGACTCTTGAGATGAAAATGTTCACCATATGGAAATTCGGCATAATCAATAATGGGCACGCATACTTCCGTGGAATCTCGAAATAAAGATAATGTAGAATCCAATGTATAATTATCATTTGCAAGGACTACCGCCCTTATGTTACTTCTGGTATCTTGCAACCCCCCTAATGCAAAAGGATTATTAACACTTGAATTATAACTTAAGAAAACAGCTGGAACAGTATAATTTAAAGAAGAAAATCCAGTAATTGATTGTAAAAAAGTCTCATCATCTTGTCCGGCTAATAAAAAATCCGTATTTACCAAAAGTTCTTCTTCACTTTCATTAGTTATGTAAGTATTCAAGGTCTTTCTTGAAAAATTACCACTAATGGATAAACCGGTACCCATGGTGGAATTAAGAATAACACGCCCTTGATCATGGTCAATCATTAACCCCGTTACATTATTTGGGTTTTGATCTATAAAATCATAAGCTCCCGTACTGTCTATGTATACTCCACTAGGTACATTATATCCAAGAGCTACAAATTGACGATCAGGACTATAATATGCAACTTGATTATCTGATATGTCAACACTATTTGGAGAGTAATAGAATTGTTGATTAATTTCTGACTCTACCGCTTCTCCATACCTGACCACTCTATCATCAAACCATAGATAGAAACTACTAAGTAATTTTTGATCAAACTGGGGTTTCATAATCGACGCAGATTGCTCTCTATATTTTTAAGCATTCTTGATAAAATTCCAGTCATGTAATCAGTGGGTGAAGAATTTCCTCCTCGAGCGGGTAGCTCAACGTCAAGCTGGATAGCTGGCCCGGATCTACTGGCATTAAAGGATTTGTCCACTCTGTGAAAATATTGACCAAGCCCGCTTATCCCTCTTTCCACAGCTTCTACCCAGTTATCCGTTGACCAAGGCATTGGGGCGACCATTTTTATTTCTTCAATAGTTGGAACGGTAAACCTGAGCTTAAAGCCCAATACATTCATTTTTCTTCTAAAGCTCTTTATTTGAATTGATTTGGCCAATAAACTTCTAACTGGAGAGATGGGATCGGCCCCGGCATCAAACCCAATAAAAGAAAATAAATTTCCGTATCCCCCTAGTGTATTTGATGTATTTGCTGAATTTGGGCCGCCCTGTATCTCTTCGGTAACAGGGTGATGATCGAAGTCGGAAATTAATTCCTGTTTAGCTTTGTTAAATATTTTCTTAACTCTTGCTTCGGCTTGGGGCCTTATCGCCTTATATCCCTTTCGGGCAATCTCCGCCTGTAAGCCTCTCATATTTACCCTAGCCATTAATCAGCCCTTCTTAAGAAAATCGTATAGAACTTTACAACAAAAGGGCCAACTTTGGACGGGTCACTAACTATTCTGAATACTTCGCCATCAATTTCAATCTTGGAGGCTTGAGAAAAAAGCTTATAACCAGCTTCATCAATTTTTACCCTAACTACACCCTCTCCCAGTTGAACATTCAATTGTGCGTGACTCCCGGGAATATCAATCTCTCTTTGATCTTGATGATATAAGATTCTGGCCTTGACCGTGGCCTGAGTGACCTTTGTTCTTACATTAGGCGCATTTTTTATTCTTGAGTAAAGAGCGTTATATGTAGAATTAGTAGCGACAAAAATTTCATTATCTCTTTTAAATACTACTATATCTCTAGCAAAAGTATCATGTATGTCATCAAATACAGCACCAACGGATAGCTTGTCAGAGTCTGGAATTAAGGATCCCATTATACATATATATAGGTCCCGCTTCCTGACACCCACCCACCGTCAATGCCCGCAGTTTGCCTTGGCATTCCTTGGTAGGAATTGTAGGAGTATACCAAGGTGGTTAATTCTTCAGAAGCCATTTTGGCTAAATTCTTATATTCTCTTGCAAAATCTATTTTATTGGTTCGAACAATAGTCGTATCTCCTTCGCTCAGTCTAGTCCATTCCATACTGCCCGTGGAGCCACCAATTAGAACTGATCTTGCTTGTTTGGTATAATAATCCTTAAGATACAATTGGGTCAATATAGCCTCTTCTTCTTGAAGGAAACTGCCGGTATTACTATAACTTTGATAAGTAAGAGTATTAAATTGCCCTACATTTGCATCAAGCCACCCTGAAATGTACTCGATGCGAAATTCTCTCTCTAATTGCGTAGGAGCGTCGTTGAATTCATTATCGTAAATCCTTGTTGCAATTTCCCCAATGCTTGACATTTTAAAAACCTTCTTGTGAAATCTTTAAGATCTCGGCGGCTGCTTTACTCTTAGGGTCAACTAGTGGTTTATTAAACCCGGTATTGTATCCGGCTCCCGCCCCTGCATGAGACTTAAAAGCTCTCATAAGTTTATTCTTTAGGGACAACTTACTTCCGCTTGGTAGGATCCCCACCTTAATTGCGAAAGTTTGCAAATCAGTCAAGGTCATTTCCTGCATTTTATCTTCAAGCACTTCTTTATTTGTAGTTCCGAAAGGATTGACTTGTTTTACGCTCAAGAGCTCTTCCAGATCCTTTACTTTTTCCAAATCCGTCCTTCCGTCAGCCACCTTAAGATCTTTAACTTTCTTTACAGCGCTTTTCTTTGGGGTACTTTTCTTAGCAGGTTTGGAGCTAACAGCCTTTTTTTTAGGTGCTGATTTCGATGATTTTGTTTTTTTAGCTGGCATAATAATAATTAGTTAATAATACTATATTATAACTCCAGATACACAAAAATCAAGTATCCGAGAACAAAAAAACCCGCCCATGACGGGCGGGTCTTTAAGATGTTATCTGATTTTACAATCAGTGTCCGGCGACAACAATACCGGTAAGAACCCGGTTATCGATAACCATACGACCCTCTTCGAGAGAACCATAGTAACCAATCTTTTGTTGGCGAACACTGTATTGATCATCAGCCGATAAGGAGAATTCAGCTCCGCTTTCAGCGTCGGTAGCAACCGCACGAATCAAGGATTCGCGAGAACGGTCAATTCCTACTACAAGATCATCTGTAGAAGTAAAACTAACCGGGGCTGTTGCGCTAGACGAAGCCTGAAACTGTTCGAACAGACGGCAGAACTTGCGGTTCGGTCCGAGTTCGTTAAGTTCCATCAATCCGATACCATAAAGCTCAGGCGATCCACCATTGGTGAATACGCTGGAACGATACGATTCAGGAGCAGCGACCAATCCAGTTCCGGCTCCACCGGCAGGGCCAGTAGAAGTATTTACTGGGTTGTAAGCCATCGCACGCAGATCTTCCATAGTTTCCGGAGAAACAAGAAGGTCGGAGATTCCCTTGATAGCTCCTTCTGGCGTACCACCGGTCCAAGCCGTATTGATGCGCTTTGCAAGAGTAATAAGAGAATTGAAATCGGCGAGAGTAAAACCAAGGGTTGCGTCCACTTGATCCTTAACGTGCGCCTTTGCATTGGTCTCGGCATCAGCCAAAGAACCAAGAACCAAGTTCGCAGAGGTAGATTCTTGCTTAAGCAAAACTTCTTGAGCAAGCCTAGTAAAGGATTTGCCTACAACATCAAGGCGTGACTGAGCAGCATAACGACGATCAAAACTAACCGCGCTATCAAGGCGATAAGTCGTGAACTTCAGTTCGCTAGCAGTCGGAAGCACTTGGTTGGTCGGAAGACCGCCCGGAACCGTGGTGCTGTAAACCTTGATATAATCATCAGCGTTGATGTCGTAATAGAGATCAAGCGGAAGACTTGGGTTGCTATCAGCGTTAAACGAGAAAGAGCTAAACAAATTGCTCAGCGTCGGTGCTTGATTAACTACTTCAGCAAGAACGGGGCTCATGAACTCAGCTAAAGCAGCTTGAGCTTCATAGGCTACGTCACGATTGCGAGAAGCCATAGCTTTTACAAGCTCGACTTGTTCGTCGGTGCGTTTAAGAGTAATATTCATTTTCTTAAGTTCCTAAAGTTAGCAGTTAATACGAGCAACAATATAATCTCCGCTTCCCGCCACAACAGCGCCATTCCCAATAGAGGGACCAGCGAATTGGTCAGGCGAAACGCCACGATTAATACGTTGTCCAGTAGCCAAAACTTGGCCGATAACTTGAATAGAGCCTGCTTCACCCGTATGAACAGGGATGGTGCTGACTCCAGTTATCTTACCAGCATTAGAGCTGAGCGTCAACCAGTCTCCGGCTCCCGGAGAACCGTCAACAGCGGTAGCAGAATCCAAAGTAACGATTCCTTTTCCAAGGATAGGAACAGCTTCTCCGGTCAGAACGGCTTGAACTTCAAGTTTCTTCTGAGGGTAATAGAGGAGCTTTTCGCCGTTTTCGTCATATTGGGCGGTTTGAAGCAAAGTAACACCGACACATGATTCGCCGGCGCTAGCTGCTGTCACTTTTAACGGGACTACCGGATACTGATCTCGTCCAATAAAAGGATAGTCCGTCTTACCTAAGTAAGAGTTCGTCTCGTATTGAACGGGGTCAAGCCCGAAATCCCCAGCACTAACCGTAACAAAAACGCCAGCATCTCCGTCCCCTGAATCAGTAACGCTATTATTAGCGGCATCATTAGCGAACAGATTAACAACGTCTTCTTCAGCGTACTGACGGAATGGTAATAATCTAATTGACATGATTAATATTTAATTTGTATGTTTTCTTTTGAGAAAGCTTCGTTAAATTTTTGACGTAAAGTCGGCTCTTCAGTAGAAGCAGCTTCGTTATTGTTGGAAATGCTGGCGGAAGATTCTTCTTCTACCGTATCGAGCACTTCTTCAATAGCTTCTTCAATTGTTTCTTCTGACTTTTCAACTTCCTGAGGCTCGTCTTGCTCCGAGGCTTCGCTAGAGGCAAGCTCTTCAATGCGCTTTTGCAATTCAGCTTCAAGCTTTTCATTGAATGCTTTTTCCTGCTCTTCAATATGAGCCTTGGTCTTGTGATTCCACATGATTCCCAGCTTTTCTTGATATCCAGCAAACGCTTCTTCAGCATTTTCAAGTTCGGAAACTTCGGAAGCAACAATTTTGAGATCATCTTCATTCAAATCGAAAGCTTCCGTAATGGCAGCCATTCGAGAATTAAAAAGATCCTTTGCTTCGCGAAGACGTTTTTCTTCGGCCAATTCGTTCCATTGGGATTCTGAAGCTTCAAGTTTTTCCTGTAGCTCTTTAACTTCTCCTGCGAGAGCCTCTTGGCTTTCCTTGGCTTCGTTAATAGCATTTTCCTTGGCAGCCTTTTCCTCTTGCCATTGGGAATCTTTTTCCTTGATCGCGTCCATCATCACCTTGGAGACACTGGCCATGGCTTCTTCGAATTGTTGGCTATCGCCAATTTTTTCAGAAAGCATGCCCTCGATTTGTTTAAGTAGATCTTGAGTATCCATAGTTAATGTATTTGTTTTGTTTACAGTGTTTTTTTCCAAAAGGGAACTATTATTTTCCGTTTTATTTTCTTTTTTGTAGCTATCCATGTTATTTACATGAAAAATTTCGGCGTCCACCGTGTCCTTTTTAATCTCTAACTCTTCATCGCTTTCAACGAAGACACCTTGAACGTCAGCGGCTGGGTTAGAAGTGAATCCTATGCCTAAGGGATAAACATTCCCAACGACCAAACGATTGACGATTGTACCGTCTTCCATCTTGCCTTCGCCATCATAAGCTTTTAGGTATTGTTTAAGCTCTTTGATTTGAGATTTATCGGTGACTACTTCAGCCTCGTTTAAATTATCACTACCTACGGCAATGTAAAAATCATTAAATCCTATTTCCCAACTAGCGGAAACTACATTATGATATTGTTCTCCTTCATTGGATTCTTCAAGCATATTTATAAATGCGGGATTTACTATTTTATAAACAAGTGCGCCTAATGATATATTAAATGGGTCCCGCCTAGGTGCTATAGCTTCAGAGCTTAACATCTCGCTGCTTCCGATTTCGCTAAAGGAAGATGATACTATATGTCCAACAACTCTTTCTTTATGATGCTCAATATTTGTAGGTTTGTGAATAAAGTAATCAGAAACGGCAAGGGCCGTTTCAGTATCTATACCATCTCCGTTTCTATTGAATTTATTAACTACGGCTGCATTAAATGCAACGCCAAGCAAATCAATGTTTTTAGTCAAATCAACATCCTTGGGGATGAGGGCTTGCAAGTTCTTTAATGAGGCTTCGCTAATTTGAAACCGCTTGCAACTTCCATCAACACAAGATGCCGAAATGGAATTGCTGAAAGATAATGTGTGCTTAAAAGGTGCGCTCATAGAACCTTATACACCTAAAATGGCTTTTAATAACACTCGGGGCACCCCTTGGGGGCGGTAGTCTTTTTTATAGACTTTTTTGCGTCATCCTTCTTAAGGTCTTTTTTGTCTTCCTTTTCATCTTCCTTAAGGTCCTTAACTTGTTTCTTATCGTCCTTGATGGCGTCTTTTTCGTGAGCTTTCTTTTCCTTCTTGGAATCTTGCTTAAGTTCTTTTTTATCCGTTTTTTCCCATTCGGCTTTTGACTCATCTTTTTTACTAGACTTTTTATCATCAGATTTTTCATCAGAATCTTTCTTATCATCATCGCCACCTTTTTTCTTGCGAATCATTTCTAAAAATCTTTCCTTGGCAGCTTTCTTCTTATCGCTCGCAGCTTTCGCTTCTTTTTCCGATTCCGCCTTCGTATACTTAACGTCGTCTTCCTTATCCATCTCTTGATCCTTTTTAAGATCATGCGTCTCTACGCTCTTTTTCTCGGAAGGCTTACCCTTTTTCAATTTATTAATTTTAGACTGATCGTCTTTAACGGCGTCCTTCTCGTGCTTTTCTTTTTCTTTCTTGGAGTCACGATCCAGTTCTTTCTTGTCTGTCTTTTCCCAATCCTTAGCTTTGGATTCGTCGGATTTAACTCCGCATTTTTCAGCAGCAGCCTTTATTTTCTTCAAAGCGCTAGCTTTTGCCTCTGAGGATATTTTCGTTTGAGGCAATCTAGCCAAAGCATTACGAACATGTGCGCAGTCCATAATAGGCAAATGACGAAGTGAGCGAGGAACGGTCTTGCCCTCTATTTGCTTACCGCCCGGTTCAATGTATGCAAAATCCGAATCAGGCAAATCATTAATTTCCTTGCGGCTTTTTTGTTCAGCAATCAGATGCTGCAACTCCGTCGAGTCATTTATGTTCTTTGAGAAATCGAGTTCCATAATAATATTGAAAAGTTTGTAATGTTTAATACACAAGAAATTTATTTTTGAGAATCTTGTTTTTCTCTCTGACTATGATAGTATAGGGCGGATGGATAGAGTTCCATATCGTTTTCTCTGGCCACTTCAAGAATTTCCGGCATAGCCAAAAGGCTTTCTATTTCACCAAAGTCTTTTATACAGGCCTTAATTTGCTTATTCCAGTTTTCCTTTGAAGAGGAGATAATTACTGTTTTACATAATTCATCAAGTAAATTCTTTTTTTGCTTGGATAATCTCTTTATATTATTATTGGACTTCATTTCCTTTTGAGCAAAAGAGAACAACTCTTCAGTTTCGTATATAGTATTTTGAATGCTCTTTCTATCAGCAAAGGCGGTTTTACTCTTCGTATTTGATCCTGAAGGACGCCCTTCTTGACTGGGGGTATTTTTATCAGGAGTCTTTTTATCGGGGGTCTTTTTATTGGGACCACTGGATTCTTTGTCAATTTTTTTAAGATGATTTATTTTTTGTTGCTCAAGCTCTTCTTCTTCGCTTAACGGAAGGGGTTGACCGCCTACCAGTGGAGAATAAAGTCCTTTTTGCCGCTCTTCAATATATTCCTCTTGCCCCTCCCCCACATCTTTCTGCTCAGGGTAAATTCCAGTCTTTATGGTCTGAATGCCCTGTTCGGGAGTAAGTATTCCAAGTTCCATAAGCCTAGTAGTAACTCTTTGAAGTTGAACTTCATCCTTAAGATCAATCTCCTGAAACCTAACAATGGGATATTTTCGAAACCCTAAGTTCTGACAGACTAATTTAATTTGAGGTTGTAAGAAGTCATTAATAAAAGTGTTTCTAGCCTCCTTGAGTCTTTCAAGAAATATTTGAGCTTTAACCTGAGTATTGCTATATCGTTCATGGCCCACGACGACATTTTGCAAAGCCTCCTTAATGTCTTGATCAACTATTTGATATTTTTCAGGACCAAGTACTCTATTAAGGTCGGGAATTACGAATTCCGCTTTGGTAGTGTAATCGCTCACCAGAACCCTTCCAACGCTTTCATTTGAAAACAAAGATTGCATGGCCTTAAGATTATGAGGATTGATACCTCCTTTATCCGGAGTATTCCCCATGGTAATCAAAAGAATGACATTCTCAATAGTACGAGTGACAGCCTGATCAACTTTCTTAAGCTCCAGTTTCCAATTAAGATCGTCTAGCACAGGGTAACCGAAAGGAATGGCAAAAGGTTCATAATCCTGTTTCTTGTAAAAAGAATATAATAATCTTTTTGGGTCTAGCTGTATAAATATCCCATCTCTCCCGAATCGACCTTTTTTGATAGCCTCTCTATCTTTTTCGCTCAGCCCGTCAAAGACTTCTTTATCGTATTCAGTCTTAGGGTCCTTTAGCCTTTCCAATTCAAATTCGGATAAAACTTTCCTGTAAACCTCTCCATCAAAACTGGCTGACTTTATAGTAGCAATATCATAAGGGTTTAATAAAATATAACGTATTGGAATTTCTCCAGCCTCAATAAATTCAGAACCATAAATAGTAGACATCTTATTAAAGTCATCGCTACTAAATTTAGTGTCAAGACGATACATGAAAACATTACCACTTCTATAATACTCTCTAAAATATTGATCCTTGATGGACCATACTTTAATTTTTTGCATCCATTTATCTATAAAGTTTCTAGACTTTTCGGTTCCTCCCTCAAGGTGAAGTTCGGTATTTGCGAACTCCGACATTATGTCAATCACATTGCGAAAAATAGGAATATTAGCGTAAGCTTTTTGGCAAAGCATAATGGCGCCCCTAATATCACATCCGGACTTATTATAATGATAGGGCAAACCCCCTTCTTGAATATTAGCGTATTTCCAAGGCTTGCGCCGAACGGCAGCCCCATTAAATCTGCTTTTTGTGCGAGACACTTCAGAGGAACCCCCTTTCCCAGTTCTTTCGTAACTAGCTTGAATATTTTGCGTATAGTAAGCTTCCCCTGCTAAAACCGGATCCCATGTTTCTATAGCTTCCCCTCGCGTCTCTTGAATTAATTCATTTAAATCCTTATCCTTAAACTGATCCCAATAGTCGGACTTTTTGGTATATTTTCGCTTGGACATACCTTATGATACACGAAAGTCTAGTAAAAGTCTAAGAAAAGTTAAAAGTCGACTTTTAACTTACGCAACAAACATAGGAGTGAAAGTGGTCTGTATGTTTTCGCTTTCCACATTCATCATGTCGTAATATATCTTTATCATCCAGTTGCCCAATATAAGAGCGGAGTAGGAGTCCTTTCGTGCTTTCTCTGGACCCGTCTGCCTCCTTAGATTGTCGGGAAGGTCAAAGGTTTGAGTTCCTTGGGCCGTAGTCTTGATTTGAATCAAGGCGCATTCGGCTTTCGTTTTTTCCATCAAATCAACTTGGTACTCTACAAAATCTATCATTTTAGCGGGAGGGGCCTGCTTCTCACTTTCAATGTTTTTTAAAAACTTCAGGTCCTTAATTGGTATTCTTTTTTTTCTTTGTTTTTGATAATCGTCATTGACCGCGCGGGCTCCGAAAAATATTCGTTTGTGATCAAAATTAGATTGTAATAATTCATTGGCAAGTCTAATCCATTGGGAAGTCGGTTTGCGTAATATGCATATTTTTTTTCTTTCTAAATTATATTCTAACTTAGCATCTCGCAATCCTTGCTGATAATTATCCAAATTATCAAGATCTGATCCAATGGTGTCAATCTTCAGATTATTTTGTTTGAATAAGCTGCTTTCGTTGCAGGCGTTCAAAAATTGAACTCCTCCATTGTAATCCCCAACGATAGCAACGACATTAAAATGAGTTAGCAAATAATGGAAATAAAATATATGATCTTTCAATCTCGCACCTGACATGGCATAATTGTGAACCAACGTCCCGTGTCTGGACTCATCATTCAATTTAAATACTTGTATGGCAAAATCGTCCGAGCTTTCGCTCTCGGCCCAACTGGGGTCGAAGGATATTAAATATTTGTCAGAAGGTTCGCCCGCTACCTCTACGCATGGGCTCTGGCCGTCAGGAACGGTGCAGGAAGCCATTTTGGAGATCTTGAAGTACCCGGAGCTATCATCCGTAAACACAGCCCCAAATTCGCGATCAAATTGACTTTGGCTCATACTGGCTCTAGCTTGGTTAATTAAATTTTGATCATATAATTGTTTAGGCGCACAATCATAACTAAAATGCATAATAGTGCGATGAGCGTTACCGCTCTCAACAATCTCTCCATTTATAAGAGATTCAAATTTTTGATATAATTTATACATATATTCAAACTTATAGGAAGCGGATGAAAGCATAATGAGCTTATTGTTTGGCCAGACGTGCCTGTCTTCCTCCTTCATCTTGCCCTCTTGTATCATTTGAGTTTCAAGGTTATATAAATCCTCCCTTTCGGTCGGATTCTCAACAACGGAAAGGAATGGAACAATAACTTCGTTATAGATCCTTTCGGGCATAAGAAGAAACTCATCAATAATAATTCTATGAAATCTAAAACCACGAAGCTTTTCGCCATCGCCTAACGGCAATGCATGGATTTTACTGGTCCCTATTTCAAGCGTCCATTGATCATTAGCCTTGGATTTTCGGGTTATGCATTGCGCAAGCATTGCAGCTTCCGGCTTTGCCAATATATCTTCAATTTTTTTAAATATCATTTTGGACTGACGAAATGATTTGGATATAATGCCTATCTCAACACCTTGGTTCAATATGGCATCAAGAAATGCAAATATGCCAGTAGTAAATGATTTGGACATACCGCGTGACCAGACGCCCATAAAATAATCAGATTCCAACATTGCTTTAATTGCCATATGTTGAAAAGGAAATAATTTAACCCCACTAAGCATATCAACTGCAAATGTAGTATTAGCTCGCAAAAATTTATACAATAATAATTTAGCCTCTCTCTCATCAAGAAAGCCTTCCTTTGCCTCTATTATTTCATTAATGTCAGCAGAGTATTTTTCTCTATCCTGTTGTTTACCGTCAGTCCAAGTCATTTTATCTTATTAGGGTCGTTGTTATATCGCTCATCCCAATCTGCGTCCCATTCAACTGAATTTTTATCCTTAGTTAATTGCTGATAAGCGAAAGCGCCCAAACACAAAAGCACGAAAGCCCCAACTGCAATCCATGCAATATTCTTTTTCCAGAAAGGAGTTTCAGGAACTTCAGGGCTTTTTTTAGGTTCTTCATGCACAGGTCTTTCAGGAGGAGCTGCAGGAGGTTTGATTTTAGGAGGCTCAGGTGGGCTAGGAGTAGTAGTTGGGGCCATTGTAGTAGTAGGTTTCTGAGTTGTTGTTTCGGAACTACCTCCGGTAATCATTTTTTCAGCATCTACAACCCCATACCCCCAGTCATTATCTCTTCCAACACTTCCCTTGTCATTGGTATATTTCAATAAATGATTACGAATGTCTTCTACAGTCTTGCAATCATTCTTGCCCGTCTCTTTTTCTTGCTTGTTATGTTTAGCGATCATTAACGCTATAACTCCAGCCATAAAAGGGCATGCCATAGAAGTTCCACTAAGGGAAGCGTACGTATTATTTAAATAAGTACTATATATATTAGATCCCGGAGCGGCCCAATCAACCTCAGGACCTCTAGAGGAAAAACTTGAAATTTTACCGTATTTATCATAAGCGGCAACCGCAATAGTTTCCGGGAAAGCTGCAGGATACCCTACCCCTGAAAAACCAGAATTACCAGCTGCGCATACAACAGGTATATTCATTTCATAAAGCTCTTTGATAACTTCGTGCATTTCTGGAGACGGACGAGATCCCCCTAGTGACATTGACACTATATCAGGATTTAATTCTTTGACAGCCTTCAAGGCTTTTGCTATCTGAGTATAATTACCAGATCCGTTTTTATTTAAAGCTTTAAAGCAAACGCATTTAGCCTTGGGGGCTACACCGACAAATCCCTGTTGATTGTTTTTAGCTGATATAATTCCAACACAATGCGTCTGATGCCCATTATAATCATAAATATCTTCTCCTTCAATAAAGTTGGCGCCTTCTACTGCATTATCACCAATGTCTATATGGTCGGTCATTCCAGTATCTATTACGGCAATCGTTATACCTTCTCCCTGAGTAACCTTCCAAGTGTTAGGGATATTTGAATATTTCAAGCCCCAATCAAATGATTGAGAGAAAGTTGTAAAAACTTCTTCTACCTTAAAATCTGGTAATTTAATATCTTCTTTCATAATGATCTAATAAGTATTGTATGTCCACATCCCATAATTGGGGTCCATAATATAATAAATTCGGAATTAACAATTCGGAGTTTCGGCGGCTACCGGAAAAAACAAATTGGCAATGACCCCTGAATTCATGGGTCAACACTCTCATGTTGTGCATGGCAAAATCCATATTGACAGCGCCTTTCATTTTATTACGTTTTAAATATGCGTTATTCTTAATAATTTGTTTTAAGCTTTTTTCAACTACAATATATAAATAAGCATTGAAATCCTTCGCTCTTTGGAGCTCATTTCTAAAACGGTTGAATCCAAGCCCCATAGTGCCCTTGAAATCGCTTTCGCTCTTTCGGTCAACATAAGTATAGGTATAGCTCTCACCCCCCATTGTATAGTCCCCAAAGTCCAATTTGTGATTCTTCGAATTTTTAAAAGAAAGAGGTGTTTGTTCTCTTGTGTCGATGTATATTTGTATTTCTTCTATTTTGGAGTTTTTTTCCAGAAGGTCTTTTTGTATTCCCTTATTGTATATTGGCTCAAGGCCAAGCTCTTTACAGGCTTGACCATAACCGCCAAAATTATCCTTATATATATCTATGGATGGTAATTTATTTATTTCTATTTCCAGATGGTTAGGTGCATATGTACTTTTATTCTTTTCCACTCTTGTTTTTAATTGTTTAAGTATATATTCCTTTATCTCTTCTTTATTGTCATGAGTATTGCACCATTTGATCATTTGTGCCCTTGTGGTGAAGTCTTTATTAAAATAATCGAATTTATTCTTAAATGGCAGAAGGTCTTGGGTCAATGCGTTTTTCCGTGGGTAAAAGGAGGTATAATACTCCGGCACCGTAAGGTTGTGGACCTTAAGGTGTTTATGAAGCCCAGAGTCGGATTTAAACTCTTTTTTGCATTTTAGGCATTGTACTTTATCAAGTGACGTCATCTTTTCGCAATCCCAGAACTCGAGCCTTCCAATCGGGCATCGATTCAATATTCTTAGCCTCATCCGCTACCATCTCCCTTTGCATCTTTGCAATTTTTAACATGACCTTTCTTTCCTCTTCTTCTTGAAACAATTGTACTAAATTTAGTATTGAAGCGTTTGCATTTTGTTTATTTTGTACCCGCTTTGCTCGGTCGCCATTCAGGCGCGTAATTAAGCTCTCCATGCGTTTTTCGCACTGATTATATTCCTCACTCTTGGTTTTTAAAAGTTCGGCCAACCTTACGGTCATATCCTGCTGATCCTCACATTGCTCAAACATATGATTCAATTTATCAACTGCTTTTTGTATATTCATCAAATTAATATAATCAATGCATACGTTAATATAAAGATTTAATTCATCGGACGTTAAATCAGGCTTGTCCCATGTAGCTCGTATAAATTCAGCTTCGAACAGTTCTCTGTTCTTTTTGTCCGTATAATTCCCAATGGTTAAAATCAAACGAGGAGATTTTAAAAAACGAATCAGTGCCTCAAGGCCTTTCTTGACGCCCATTTGCATGCGTTCTTTTTCAAGGTTTTGATTGGTCACTTTGTTTACCATATCAATAATTTTATCAAAAGAAGTGACGGGGCTATATTTTTCCCCTACGGCAGTATCCGCAGGGTTCATGTCTTCAGGCATATTGTTTTTTAGAAATTCAGCCACAACCAAAGTTTCCTTACTTAAAGGGGTAATGTCTTTTTCAGGAAATAATAACTTTGCGATATCAAAAGCTTTCATTGTCCCGTCCGCTTGAGCAAGAATGAATTCCTTGTGCGCCTTTGTAAGCTTTACATTTGGAACTTTTTGTTTTCTTGTGGTATTATACTTATAGTCCTTTTTCGCCATGTAAGCACGTACGGAACGACCCTCTTTTGTTCGTCCGTCCAAATCTTCCCCCATAAAAACCGCTCTAGTCAATTCGTTGAGGTTTGATATTTTTTTATGATTCTCGTCTATAAAACCTTTTTGATCGTCCGTTAATTTAATTTTTTCCATAAAATATATCCTTTGTTCTTAATATTTTTTCCGCTTTTGCCTTGAATTGTTTCTTTAAGTTCTTAATTTGTTTATAGCCCGCTTTTCTTCCTTTTTCAGTTGTTTTATATCCAAGTTGTTTTGCTACCTCCTCATCGGTCATGTTTTTAATAAATAGCATAGTATATATTTCATAGTTTTTTTCGCTTAGCGCTTTTTTCATTTCTTTATGCAATTTTTTTTCCGCTTCTTCTATTTCAAAAGATGAATTTTGCGTGGACTTTAATTCATGTGCATGATTCTCCAAGGTGACGGCCATCTTAATATCATATGCTGCTTTTTTTGTTTTTTCCCATTTTGCATACAATGGACATTCGCCACATTGAGTTTTGCTCTCGGTAAAGCCGCACAATCCAGCCTCTCCTTCCTCCGTGACGCCACTTTGATTAAATGGGCAATTAAGACATGGTTTCGCATAATTGCTATAATAGTTCCTGAGTATGTTTTTTAGCTGATTGGAAATGATCCTGTTTAGCCATGGGCGTAATGGTCTCTCTTGATCCCATTGTTTCCATTTTTTATGAAGGTGCGAAGCTATTATCTGTTTTACATCATCAAAATCTATCCAAGCCAAGGAGGTGAGGAACCATTTTCCTTTTCTCTTGTTCAGCTCTTCTTCGATGATGGGGTAGCACTCTTCGTATTTTAATTTAGCTTTCTTGGCCACCAAGGTCTTCGGTTTTCCGAGTTGAGGTACATTGCTTCATGGTGGTCTGAATAATGTCTTCTTCGCTATTATAGGAAGGCTGGGGCCGAGGGGGCGCCTTAGTATATTCGGAAGAGCTGTCTCGTGACGCTTCGGATATAAGATCTCCAAAAGTTCGACTTTGTGGGGCTTTATTTATTGTATACTCTAATTTTGAAATACTGGGCGATTCATTGCCCGGCAACTCTTTTTCTTCAACCGTTTCGTTAACGCTAGCTTTTGCAACCTCTTCTCCTAGGGGACTCCCGCAGGAAGCGCAAAAATTAGGTTTATTAAGCGAATATTTAAATTTCGCCCCGCATGACATACAAAATTCCGTGATCATATTATTATAGTATAATAATTAAATAAATTTTTCTACTGTTTATATTAAATACCCCGCTATTGTACGGGCTTGTCGGCGCATAAAGGTATTTGTCTTATTTAAGTCCTCAGCCTTGGGCATTTTCCCTTTTACATAATCGACCCCTAATATTCCTACAATTTTTCCACTTAATGTTTTTATCGGTACATTATATATGCTCTTTATTCCCTTTCTGTGAATCATCTGATAAAATGTTTGCTCCTCAATTTCTTCAACGTCTTGAAAAAAATAAGCGCCCTCTCTAATCATTTTATTAATGTAATGGTGATAATTTGAAACCCTATGATTTTGAGATAATTCACATTCCGAACTTATTCCTTCTTCCACCACCTCATGTGTGCAACTAAATTTCTGTTGGCCTCTACCCGAAAAATACGCTTCTCCATTATGAAATTCCATGATATATGCCCTGTCCGCTTTCATCTCTTCCAGTACATATTGCAACGCAGCATACACATTGGCGTTTTGGGCCGTTTCCCGCACTATACAATCTTTTGCTTTGCGCCTCATGAAGTACTGCCCAAGTAAAACACTTGCGAGTGTTGCAAGCGCAGTTATGACAGCAGATAAAATCGGAACTAAAGTATCCATTAATAGAATTTACACTTATTTTTTGATTGCAACCTCTAGTTTTCCTATAATATACTTCTGTAACTCGCTTCTCAATATATCGTCTTTTGTAAAACTAAAGCAATGGATTCCGTTTTTTTCGCTTTCCTTGTCCTTGAATAAATTAAACATACTGGAATAACCAGTCTTTCCATTAATGTCACTCTGCATGAAATCGCCGCATATAAATAATTTGCTATTTTTCCCCAATCGAGTTATTAATGTAGTTAATTCCTTAAAGGTAAAATTTTGCGCTTCATCAGCTACGACCACCTTATCCTTCCAGCTCGCGCCTCTAAGGTAATTTATGGGCATCGCTTGTATTCGTCCGCTATCAACCAAATCTCTTCGAGTAGTTTTATTCTGGGGAAGCATTTCAATAAGCTTATCTTCCAAAGGGGCCATATAGGGATTAATCTTCTCTTCAACATTTCCCGGAAGGGCGCCGAGGCCTTTTTCGCCGCTTTCGATAATTGTTCGAACGTAAAACATATCCAATTCATCATTTGCGCTTAAATGGCGAAGGGCTGAATAAACAGCCATGTATGTTTTCGTTGAGCCCGCCGGGCCACTAACAAACATAATATTGGTGTCCGATTTTAAGGCTAAAGCGAGAAATACTTTTTGTTTTTCGGTCAGCCTTAAGTTGTTGACTTTAAACGTTAATTTTAGTTGAGGTATTTCTACCTTGGGTTTTTTTGGCATATTTAAAAACAAATGCTTTTATTAATATACACTAGCGGTGTTGAAATTCGTTCTCTTTTTTTCTAAAATAAATAAATTAATTAGTGTAAATACATTTATGAGTAAAAAAGCTAATAAAGCTTCAGTAAAGAAAAGCAAAGGTCAGATAGAAGTTGCCTTGGGGGACGGCACCATAACGAAATATGATATCATGACCGCTATTGCAAAAAAGTACACCATTTACGAAGCTACAGTATGGCTGAACACCCCAATCGAAAATGAAGAAGGAAAAACGCCGGCGGAATTGATGATTGATGGAAAGTTCACACTAGTTCAGGAACTTGTCAACAAATCCGACGATGAACTCTCTGTATAATTTTTGCTGGGAATTTTGCCACGAATTTATTTTAGCTGACCCGTCGGAAGACAATCATCCAGTCTTTATCTTAAATCTTCCCCGAAAATTCGTAGAAAGAATAGAACTGAAAATGTTCATGGCGGGATTCAGATGCGTATCATTTATCCCTCACGGACAAGAGTCCGCAATAATGAGGTTTAAAAAAAGCAAAGTCAAGATCGGGAACTAAGAAACCATTTCGGTTTCAACAGTCTCAACCTCTTCAGTAGCAGAAGCTTCTTCAGCTTGAGCTTTCGCGGCTAGGATCTTATCCGTTAATTCTTTTTGCTCATCTTCATTCAGACCATCATAATATGCAAGTGCTCTTTGCACGGAATGTTCCCGAAGGGCGTTAACGATTTGACCGATATTCATAGTGTTTAAAATATCGTTTGCTACGTGAGTTATGATTTCTTCCTTATCCATGCTTCATAATATAATTTATTTTATGATTTTCAATAATAATTTATTAATCTACCCCGGAAATTAATATAGGCGCCGATTTTTTTTGGCCTGAATTATACATGGTTTTTTAGGTTTTTATATATTTGCGCCGATTTTTTTTGACTTGCATTATTAATGTAAATGTTTGAAAGTAATTTTGATTTTGAAATAAACCACCCCCCGCCAGTTAGTGTAAATACACTAACTACACTAATTAGATAAACTAATAGGGGGTATTACCTGAACTTATTATTGCTATTTGATTGGATTTGCTTTCGCTTTTCATTAGTTGAACTAATAAGGCTAATTAGTTCAACTTATAGTGACTATTTGATAAGTTTAGCTTTTGCTTTTCATTAGTTCAACTTATCATTAACTCAACTTATGGAATTTCAATTTTACTATTAGCTTAGCTCATAGTGACTATTTGAGAAATTCCGCATTCGCTTTTTCTGCGAAAAATAATTGAAAAAAAATTTGCGTTTAACAGGTTTATCCCTTATGTTGTTAGTATGGATAAGATAACAGTTGGAACAGAAATTCTCGTTTTCACCAAAGGGTGGCTCAAGGTCGAAGAGATCGACTCAGAAACAGGCTTGCTTTGGTGCATCGATCAAGACGGAGGCGACCACGAAATCTCCGAGGGTCAAATCGATTCAATCATCAACTAGGACAAAAATTATGGATAACAAATCAAAATTCAAAAAGGGCGATGTAGTCGTCACTCGTTGCGGTAAAATCTATCAGCTTGCTGATAATCCAATTCAGCACCCCACTTGGGGAGCTTGTGCCAATGTACGCAAGTACAGGACAAACATTGTCCACGGCATCCGCTTGCGTGATGTCCGTCCTCATCCCTTTTTTAAGTAAAACCTCCTAAGTCGTTGACTATCAAGGGTTTACGGCACAGGCCCGGGGGCGGGTATGCCCTAAGTCGTTGATAGTCAACGACTTACGACATAATAAAAAAGTAAAAAAAACTTGCAATTGCTTGCGCTACATGCTACCTTTAGGTATGACTAAATCAGAAATAGAAAGCCACATCTCCCAACTTCACGCCCACCTTCAGACCGCTGATCTCGGTGAGGCTGATAGGGTTTCGCTCCGCAATGAAATCGGTTACTGGGAGGACAAGCTCGCTCTCCTTGAGTTCCGTAATGAGAACGCGGACATCGACTATGGCTACCATGCCCAATACGACTTTTAACATAAGTCGTTAATAACCAAGGGCTTATGGCACAGGCCGGCCCGGCGGTGTGCCCTAAGTCGTTGATAGTCAACGACTTACGACATAATGAAAAATAACTAAAATAAAGTTTGACTTTAGTAGTTTTTACCCTTATGTTGTTAGTATGAAGACAAGAAAGGCAAAGACCCCCAAGCTAAGGCTTCAAATTCTCTTTACTAAAGCTCGCCCTCACAAGGACAAGTCCAAATACACTCGCAAGGTAAAACACGCCAAGCGTTACGCATAAACCCAAAAAGAAAAGGAAAATCATGTACATTCTCAAGTCTATCCTCAACCAAGCAGGTGCTGTTTGGCAAGTCGAATCTATCGCCATGCGTGAGCGTGACGCCAAGCGTCTCCTCAAGCGTCGCCAAGCTACCAATGACGGCTCTCGTCGTTATGGGCTTTTCCCCTCTAACTGAAATTTTTAAATGTTTAAAGTAAAACCATTCACTCAAGCCATGTATGACCAATGCAAAGCATTGGATGATATCAAGGTTGGCAAGACTTGCAAGAGTAACATTCCTGCCGACCCGTCTTGGCAAGGCAATCAACGCAGATACAAGGCTCATTGCAAAGGCAACCTGTACGCCCTAACTGTACAAAATCGAACCATGAACCATGTCTTTACTGTGCATCAGTACGGCAAGAATGTTTGGCAAGCGGGCTTGCGTTACTACAAGGGCTTGAATGGCAAGGGTGGTAATTGGGTATGGACTTGCACTAAGATCGTCAAGGCAAAGAAGATCTCCTAAGTCGTTGACTATCAAGGGTTTACAGCACAAGCCGGCCCGGCGGCGTGCCATAAGTCGTTGATAGTCAACGACTTACGAAAACCCTTCTACTGATAACCAATGGCTTACGACATAATGCAAAATAATCGAAAAAAAAGTTTGCGTTTAGCCCGTTTTGCCCTTATGTTGTTAGTATGAATAAAGCAGAACTAAACGAAAAATTTGAAACGCTCAATAATGAGGTAAACCGCCTGTGGGATGATAGCAAATTCTTGCAAGATCAATCGGCAGAATACAAGCAAGCTTGGCAAGCTCGTTTCGAGATTTCCCGTGAGCTTCGATCAATCGCCATTCGGGAAGATATGGAAGAGTCAAAGACTGTCTTGGGCATCCGTGACGCTCACCCTCTCAATGTTGATGCCGAGCTTCGTTTTCGTGAGCAAAACGCAGGCGTTTTTAACGAGAGATAATCCTTGACTTTTAACCCTTTACCCTTTACCTTTGTAATATGAGAAAAGTAACAGAACAAATCAGAAACGCCTTTTGTCAAGGCTTGCCCTTAACAAAAGGAAACACTAAAACAGACGGCACAAGCGTTTTTCTTCATGGCAACGAAATTGTCAGAAGAGATCCAAGCGGTTTAGTTTTTGCCACGCTTGCAGGTTGGAACACTCGCACCACAATGGAAAGAGTCAACGGCATTACAGGAATGAATTTTCACCAAGTCGGCTTTGTTGCCTGTCTTGATGGTGAACCAATCTGCGAAAATGATTGGTTTGTTCAAACCCATGACGGAACGGCAACGGCATTGCCAACCCCTGTTTAAGAAATGGATTTATCAATTTTTGTCCTTGTCGTAATTGTCTCTTTTATCTTCTGCTAAAATAAAGATTGCTTAATTCATGCCCCCGAAAGGGGGCTTTTTTATGCCCGCATAAAAGATGTCATAAGTCGTTGACTATCAAGGACTTACAGCACAGGCCGGCCCG